GACAGGTTGCTTCTGTTCTTCGACAGGTTGCTTATGTTCTTCGACAGGTTGCTTCTTTTCTTCGGTAATTTCAGACATTGTACTCTATACAGAGATTATTTCTTTAAATGGATATTATTTCTTCGTTATACTAATGGAATCGAATCAATCATTGTTGTCAACCAACGACCTTCAAAAGGTGATGAACAATAAAAAGGGGACGAGGTTTAAGATGAAAAGCAAAAATGCTGTGACATTCAAAAGCGGATACGCTTTGACTGTAAAATACAAGCCGATGCACATTCAGCTCCACGATCCATCTAAACACATGTATGTCATGTATTTTCAACTCATACCTACTGTAGCTCGAAGAGACAATAAGTCGACAGCTCGTTCGTACGTATGATTATAAACCGGGACGGTATTCATGTACATTTTTCCCCCTCGATGATGTAGATATTCCCAAAGGTATCGGTTCCCTTGGTTTAGATATGTATTGTACGTATTTCATCTGCGAAGACGCGTTGCCGCCCACCATTGGGATAGCTGTATGTAGTACATGTGTGTTTAGTTCACTTACAGCTGTGTTTACAGGTTTGTGTAGTACGGATAGTTTATTATTTTCAAACATGAAAATCATCATGTTCAAGAGTTCCTTGTCAGATTGTCTTGATATTTTGATTCCTGTGTCTCTTTTTACACCTCTTATAATTTCATTTTGAATACTGTCGATGTTCTTCTCGGAAAAATATTTTTCCAATAAAGGATCCGCTTCTATGCGAAGAATATTCAAAGCGCTTTGGAGATATTTGTATGATTTTGTATCAAGCGTATTCTCGCTTTTCATTACTATTCCACAGAAAATAACCTAAAGAATCATTCGCTCAAGAATATAACAAGTATGGATATTGAATCTTTGTTCTCTGTGTTTGATAAACCGAAACAGGAACCAGTATGTGATCCTACGGTGTGTAATAATTGTAAATCCATATCCATCGTCGATGACTTTTCAAATGGCACAATGGTGTGCACGGATTGTGGTTTAGTGAAAGAAGATCTTTTGATTGACGAGACAGCAGAATGGAACTTCGGAGGAGAGGAGGCTGCCTATAGCAAGGATCCTTCGAGATGTGGGGGGCCAACGAATGCGTTACTCGAAAAAAGTAGTCTTAGTACTATGATAAACACTACTCGGGCAAAGGGGAATAACTACACAATGGCAAAAATACACCAGCAACAATCTATGAATTATGTCGAACGTAGTTTATATCACGTCTTTGAAGAAATACAAAAAATGGCAGGGGATAAGGGGAACCTTTCGCAGGCTATAATAGAGCAAGCAAAGGCGTACTATAAAAAGATTTCTGAAAAGAGGCTATCTAGGGGTTCCGTGAGGAAGGGACTCATCGCGTGTTGTATCCTATACGCGTGTAAAGCGCATAACGTACCACGAAGCGTGAAGGAAATCGGAGAGATGTGTAACATCTCTGTCGCGATCTTAAACAAGACGACAAAGATCTTTACGACATTGTTGAAGGACGAAGTGAATAACACTAACGGTATTAACGTAGACGATTTGATTTCGAGGTTCTGTAACGTTTTTCAGTTCGAACACAAAGAACATCACTCTATATTGAGAGACGTGAGAAAAGTACATGATTACGTATTGGAGCATAACATTCTTCATGGAAAGACTCCAACAAGCACAGCCTCTGGTATTATTTATTTTGTTCTTCAACACAGGGGATACGAGGTTGATAAGCAGCTCATCGTGACGCATCACAAAGTGTCATTCGTCACGTTAAATAAAATTCAAGGCATCTTGAATCAACACGACATCACAAAAATGCTTGTGTGATTTCACCTTGAGAGAATCGAATAATATTGTAACATAGAGCATAGGTTTTAATATATTTCATTTCATATTCATCATCATTTTCAACATCTGTCGTTACTCGCATGACATCTTTTTCGAAGTATACCTGTCCACTCGGATGCCCAGATGTCGGCTCAAGTGCGGGACAGATCGAATACACCTTAGATATCCCTCCGTAATTTCTCGTATATGGCGTCATGTATTCCATTTCCGTCGGTTCCACGTCTTTGTCTCCTATTTTGCACGATTTCATATCCTTAAATCCTAGGAATTCTTCGTCAGTCTTAATCACAAAAAACAACATCTTACACGCGAGATGAAATGCGCTCAGCGAGGGAAACACGACCCCAACCCCACTGTTACCATCCTGTTGTTTAAGCCTACACGTGTCTCGTATGGTGAATATCTGGGGTACAATGTACTCTTGCGTTCTATCATCTTTGATCATGCCGAGTTCATTTTCAGACGGTATCCTGTAATGAACTATAAGTTCCGCAAAATTCTCTTTTTCGCCTTCGTAACTATGATGTATCGTATCATCGCTGTATAGTATGGTCATATCGAGTTCTACCCCTGTTGCCCCCTCCTTTAATGTGATGGAAATACGAAAATCATCATCAGGCTTTTCTTGTACAACATCTTTTCCCTTACTGAATTCAACTTTAACCTTTAAAGATTCATCGAGTAGACACAGTGGGAAAAGTTGCGCGTGTGTTTTAGAAAACCATAATGGGACGGGCACGTATACATGACGCGTGGCGACCTTCGATACAAGTCTTGGATCGTCGACACTATAATCACCGATCATCTTTCGGAAACCGGGAGTGTCAGAATAAAATGAATGCAATAATATATATAATCCATCACTATCTATGTCCAGTAATGTCTGTTTATTTGTATATACCTGTATGCGTTTGATACATCGTAACCCTATGTTATTTTTTAAAAAATAGGGTACCAGATTCCCGTTGACATCTATTCCCGATGATAAAAACCTTGATATATCGATGTGTATATACATATTCGATATGAATGCGTCGTCATTTTTGATTTCGACAACAGATGTTGAACCCTTGTAATACGACACCGTGCTTTTAAATGGTATTGTTGTTTCTTCTGATGCCATGTGTGAATGTCTCTTGAACTTTGTCGAAAACATCGGATGAAGATCATCTTCTGGATATCCGTACAGGTCATCATCTTCGGGCCCTTTCGCCATCATCTGTACCTGTACACCACCACCAATCACGTCATCCTCAACGACTTGAGTGTACATTTATATTATCATCGTTTTTATTCATTTTCTTCAACCGTAGTGAGTGGTTCTTCTGTGGGTGGTTCATACTTCATGGGTACAGGGTCAGGTGTAGGGGTTCCGCCCGTGATGAGACAGCGCATGTCCAAAACCTCCTTATACGAAAAGATAGAAATAAGAAGTGCTACGAGTGCGACACCGAGTACGATGCGTTGATCTATTTCCATTATTCATGTATTTTTCTTTTTCTTCTTGGATGAACGCAAGAGTTTAAGAAAATGCCTCTTGATTATTGTATACAATACAATGGAACAACTCGATACTTTTGAGAAAGCGTGGGGCGTCAGCCCCGAGAACCCCTTCACTTTCCCACGAGTAAACGATATTTATTTTTTGTCTTCCCAAAATGTTGGATTTCATAGCACCATGTGCGCGGAAGCCATTCAAACAAAATTCGCCGAATACATTCAACAAATCGTCGACGTGTACAATCAGCTTCAAAAAGATGGTCACATGACACTCGACGATGAAACTTGTGAATCTCTTCAGATGAAAGCACGCATCAATCGTGTCATGGAAATCGTGTACTATGCGCGCAATATTGCGACCGCCTTCAAGCGCGTTACTGATGCGGCAGATTTGTCAAAGGATTACCGCGACAACACAGATGTTTCCCTCTTTCGTTTCAGGGCAATCGATACATCGGATAACACACCCTATCAAAACCTCCTACTGTACGTGCTGAATTACATGTATGACAATGGGTACAAAAGATATAACTCCGATGTGTATCAGCCTATACTGACGACTGATGGACACAACACTCACGCGTGGAAAAATGTGGGTACCATCAGTGATATCGTGTACGGCTGTGCGCAAAAAGAAGTCAATTTCGATCAATTCCTCAATTTCACCCACAGATCCGATTCGAGTCGTGCCGTGACTGAGTATTTGACCAACTGCAAAGATTCTCAGTTCGATGCCATTCAAAAAGATCGTCATGTATTTTCTTTTCAGAATGGTATTTATGATGCGTTAACTAACACGTTTACACCGTATGGTCAGCACATCAGCAGCTCCGTCATTTCTTCAAAATTTTTCGATATTCCATTTGATACCGCGCACGCTAAAAAATATGATGAGATTTCCACACCCCTATTTGATTCTATTCTGTCATACCAAGACATTCCGGACGATGTAAAGTATTGGGTGTATGTTTTCATGGGGCGTTTGCTATACGAGGTGAATGAGAAGGATGGATGGCAGGTCATCTTCTTTTTCCAGGGGCAGGCAGGGACCGGTAAATCGACTATCGCAAATGTATGTAAGGCTTTTTACAGCGACGAGGATGTTGGTATTTTGTCCAACAACATTCAAAGGAAGTTCGGCCTGGCTGACATCGTTGACAAAAAGATGTTCATCGCACCGGAAATCAAGCGAGACTTTTGCTTAGAACAAGCCGAGTTTCAATCTATGGTCAGTGGTGATACCATGTCAGTTGCGGAAAAGTTTAAGAAATCTAAGTTTGTCACGTGGAACATCCCGGGTGTTCTAGCGGGTAACGAAACTCCCGACTTTATCGATAACTATGGAAGTATCCAACGGCGCATCGTGAGCATTCGGTTCACCAAGAAGGTCATGAATGGCGACATGATGCTCGGAAAGAAGCTCAACGAGGAATTGGGCAGAATCCTTCACAAATGTAACATGGCGTACATCGATGCGTATACGAAATATGCGAAAGATGATATTTGGAAGCACATTCCCTCTTACTTTGTCGATAACAGGAACGCGATGGCAGCTGCCACAAATCCTCTCATCCATTTCCTCGCATCTGGAAAGTTGGTATTCGATCCAGAAAGCGTCATTCCTGAGTCGGAGTTTATCCAACAATTCAATCAACACTGTGTCGAAAACAACTACGCGAAGCCACGATTCAATCCAGATTTTTACACAGGACCCTTCACACAATTCGGTATTACTCGAAAAAAGAATCACGAGTTCTACTGGCCACCCAAGGGGCAACCAGGGTCGAGAAAACGCAAAGAAGCGGTGTGCATAGGGGTTGGTGTCATACACGCAGATGATGAGGTGCTTGAATTTGAATAATTGTTTAAAGATTTTTTATTATACATAAGATATGGATCCCGATACCGTACTCGATAAACTCAAAATCATTAAAGATGGTACCATCATGTCCAACGAAAAACATCTAAACTGTAAGTTAAAAATAGAGTTGAAACAACATCAGGTGTCTATGATTAATGCTATGAAAAAAATGGAAACGTCTTCCATCTCTATAGGGGAAGAAGATATGCACATGGATACAAATGTCGGTATCTGTGGCGATGATGTAGGTACTGGTAAGTCTTTAAGTATACTAGGTTTGATTTCTGACAATAAGAATATCAAGCAAAGGACGAATTACGACGTCACTACTAATTACTTTACAGTATATAGAAGCAGTCGAACTGAATCTGTACACATGAATGTTATTGTGGTTCCGCATACGATTATAAAACAATGGTCTACATACATAGAAACACAGACGTATCTCACGTTTTACACTGTGTCAAAGAAAATACATTTGAAATGCGTACAAGATCTCGAAAAGAAGCCAGATATTATTCTGGTATCTTCGTCCATGTATAATTCGTTCACGGAACAAAACCATCACGTGTACTTTAGACGCGTTGTATTCGATGAAGCAGACACCATACGCATACCCGCCTGTAGAACTTTGCAGACTCAATTCATATGGTTGTTGACATCATCATTAGAAAATATTTTATTCCCCAATGGATACTATTATGTATACTCACAACAAGAACAGCGGTTTCCGAGAATTGTTCGGAAAAATGTGATGGGGATTCGTAGGAATGGTTTCATTAACGATATAGCCCGTACAATCTCTTTTTCATCAGTGGAAATATTGAAGAAATTGATTCTGAAGAATAACCCAGAATTCGCAAAGCAATCTTTAGGGATACAACCCCCAGTGAAAAATTACATCTTATGCAAAACCCCCGCGTATATGAGAATAGTCACACAAGGCGTACAGACGCAGGTGTTGAACTATTTAAATATGGGCGACATAGAGGCCGCGCTACAACATCTCGGATGTAAGAGAACGACGACGGATCAACTCATTCCAGCCATAACACAGGATATTCGAGAGCGCATGGAGGATGTATCCGCAGAAATTTCATTCGTGGAAACACTCCGTAATATCAACCCACGTCAAAGAGAGGCGCGTCTTAAAGATTTATGGGAAAAACATCGACGACTTTGTGAAAGATTTGGGTCCATACAAGAAGATTTAGCAAATCACGAGGAAAAAACATGCCCTGTGTGTTGGGAAGAATTTCAGAATCCAGTATGTACCCTGGGATGCTGTAATAAAATGTTTTGTCTAAGTTGTGTTTTGAAATGTCAGTCTACTTGCCCATTGTGTCGATCGAGAATTACGAATGATTCGATGACCGTCGTAAATAATAATCCGACACCCGAAGAAAAAGTGAGCGATAAAAAATCAAAGATAGAGAATCTCGTAGATATTTTATCTAACAAACGAGATGGAAAATTCTTAATCTTCTCGAATTCAGATGCTTCGTTTGAAAAATTATCGGAAGTCATTACACAGTTGGGTATGACATACAATAAACTATACGGCAACGCGGGGGCGATAGATAATAGAATAAAGTCATTCAACGAAGGGAAGACACAAGTTCTCCTCCTTAATCCAACACACTATGGTTGCGGATTGAATCTCGAAAAAACGACAGATGTCATATTCTTTCATAAATTCGAAAGCGACATGGAAAGGCAAATCATCGGACGAGCACAGCGTTATGGAAGAACGAGCATCTTAAATATCCATTATCTTTTCTACGAAAACGAGTTTCAACATTAAAATATTTTCCGTTATCAATTTTGATATGATGTTCATGTTTTTTTGGTCTTTTCATGAATAGTTTCATAAATATTTGAATCTCCCCCTATTTGACCATGAATATATGATGTAAAATATATAATATGAATATATTTAGTATATTTACTTACATAATTCATAGTATATATATTAAATATTATAAAAACGGATATAAATTGTATGTAAAATATAAAAAGAATATACTATAAGGATAATATAATGGTACATTGTGATCATTGTGGAAAAGTTTTTAAATATAACTGTCACCTGTTAAGACATTTATCAAGTAAAACTCCTTGTTATTCAAAAACACCTCCAGAGTTTGTGGAAGTAGACATTAAAGACAAAAAGGTAGAAAATAAAGATATAAGGGTAGAAAATAAAGATACAAGGGTAGAAATTAAAGATGAAGCGGTAGATGATAGAAGGAAGCATCAATGTTCAAAGTGTAGTAAACGGTTCTTTAATAAGAAAGATTGGAAAAGTCATGAGGAAAAATGCAACGGACTGCACAAATTACAATGTCCCACTTGTCTAAAGTTCTTTAATGACAGTAGTTATAAATCAAAACACATAAAAAATGTGAAGTGTAAACCCCCTGAAAATATTTGCCAACCAGTAAACGGAGGAACAGTACACATAACTAATAATAACATAAACATCGATAACAGTACACTAAACGACAACCGAACACTGAATAATAATAACATATACCTGGTCAACTTTTCGGATACCGACTATTCGCACATATCTATCGAGAAAATAGTTAGGATGGTATCAAAATGCGAAGCGTCTCCGAGTAGGTTCTTCAATATGATGATCACAGAGGCACACAAAAACGAATATGCCAATGTGGGGCTGTCAAATATAAAGGGGAACTATGCGACAATATACGATGAACAACAGTTTTTGAAGGTGTCGGCAGATGAAATAGCGGAGGAGATAGGAAAAAAGATTGTTTACAGGATGGATGAATGTAGATCCGATAAAGAAAACAAGGATATTTTGAAACAAGGGAATATATATAGACGTGTATGTTCGTATTCATGGTTAGAAAACGTGGTAGATCACACACCTGCAGATGAATACGATGAAGAAACGTCTGATGCATTGCGGACATTGAATATGAGAAAAAGAGATGCAGTAGATAAAATCAATCAATCCATCAGGTTTGGGTTACACAATGTTCATAACAACATGAAAGAAATTAAGGGAAAGATGAATACTACTTAAAATATTGCCACGTGTAATAATAAAGTATGGGAGTCCCGAGTCTTTACAGAACGCTTGTTTCGCATTATTCTACCATTCAAGATGTATCTACTGAACAGACAGAGTATTTATTTCTTGATTTCAATTGTCTTATCCACCATTGTTTGCGCGTAGTAAAAGGTATGGATATAAGCATGAGAGAAATGGAAGAAGAAGTCATAACGGAGATTCTTCGCTATGCGATTTACATCATCACGAAGGTCGTAAAACCTACTCGACTCGTGTATATTTCTATTGATGGTCCTGTGCCGGTCGCTAAAATGGAGCGCCAACGTTCAAGGCGTTTCAAGAAAATCCAAGATGCCGCATTTGCGCAAAAGACGCGCAGGAAATACAACATGGATGAAGAAAAATCTTTTGACTCGAATCGCGTGACACCTGGAACTATGTTCATGTCGAAGTTGAATTCGAGAATTAAAAACTATATCACCATCGGTGCTTTTGCCACACACGCGAAGAGATCATTACGAGTCGTTTTCAGCGACAGTAATGTCCCCGGTGAAGGGGAATACAAGATTTTCGAATACATCAGAAATTGTAAAACACAGCCTAAAATTCATATTTACGGCATGGATGCCGATCTCATCATGCTTTCAATGGCCGTCAATAGACCACATATTCGTCTGATGCGAGAGGCGTCCACTATTGACATGACGACTGATGCAGAATTTTCGTATCTCGATGTTGATGTGTGCAAAAAAGCGTTGTACGATGATTATATTTCGGACGAGATGAAAAGCTCTTTGTCGATTGATGCGTTCATCCGAGATTTCATTTTGTATTCCAAAATGGGTGGAAACGATTTCGTTCACCCCCTTCCGCATTGTAAGATGCGAACGGGTGGTCTCGAGAAACTCACGAGAGTGTATGTTATCGTCTACAGTTTATTACACAAACCTCTCGTGTCACCAGAAGGTGATATCAATCCCTTGTTCATGAAGCATTTCTTGAGTCGATTATCAGAATCAGAAGATCTCGGCATGAAGCGCTCGTCTGGATACAGAAACACTCCACAAGAGCAGTTGACGTACGAGCGCGAAATAGAGATGTACGAACATTCGGA